GTTATCACAATCATCATAAACAACATAATCCGCAACATTGTCAAAATCTCCACCAAAATAATAATCATTAGTAGCATCATAAAAAACATTTCCTGTTATGTTCATTGTATCTGTTGTAAATATATCATATTCAATATTTTTTAAATCTGGAGCTCCATCACTTCCTAATGAACTATCAAATCCAATATATGCAGCATTAAATAAATTCTGTGCAGTATCATTGAATAAACTTCCCATTGCATTCATTACTTCATCTGCATCTGCAACTTGACCATTAATTATTGTCATGTTATTTATAAGTTATTTATGTTTAAATAATATAAGTATTTTAGTATATACTATCTAATAAACCTCCCATGTTTCTTCTATCCTTAATTCGTTAGTTCCATCAAAGGTAAGTGCTGGAATAACTGTTCTTGACCATAGACTACCTGTCAAAGCAGGTGCTGATCCTATTACACCAAACTCACTTAAAGGACTTGTACCTGACATCTCTACACTATTCCAATCAGACTGATAAGTTATTTTTTGACTAGATGGAAACGTTGTACTAGTAAATAATTGTCTATCTGTTGGATCAACTAATTCAGTATCATTTACACTTACTGTTGAAGAACCTGCCCCAATCATATTATAACTTGGTTCATTTACTATACTTCCTCCTAGGAATAAAGCTATCTTATTTTTACCACTATTTAATATCATATTTTTCCTCCTTTCATTGTGGATAACATCCTGACCACACTGTAGTCCAAGCTGATGCCTGTGTACCTAATACACTAGTACCTAATACCCCTGCTTGTGGATTACCCAATATAAAACTTGTTGTTGCACTATCTCCCCATTTACCAGTTCCCCATATTCCAAAACCATCATTACCCCATATTAAAGTATCACCTGCAATGCTTCTTGTTTGAACTTCACATCCACTTTGTCTAAATCCTATTGATCCTGTAGTGAATTCAAAACGACTCAATATTTCTGGATCACCTATGTCTCCTGCTTGTAGATCTTTAACTGCATTAACTAAACCTTTAATAGTATCATTGATATTTGCTAGTCTTTTATTTACTCTAACACTTAATACCTTTTCTTCTCTGTTATTTCTTGGACTAAAATCATATACTGATTCTTTAATGTCATATGTTTGATTATCAATATCTTGTTGTGGTAAGTTAACTACACATGTTTGACCTGGTATAACATCCATTACTCCTTTAATCTCTAAGTTACATTCTTTTTCAGGTAGACTAGATTTAGCCAACTCTGCTTCTACTAATTGTTGTGCTGTATCTGGATCCTTAATATCTTTATCTTGTATTACCTTTGTTCTTAATCCGTATTCTCCTATACTTGCTGAATTACGTCCAGTCTTAATGATAGGTAAACTTCGATTATAGTTAACTGTAATCATTTGTGCAGTACCTGAACTAGGAATACTTGAATAACCTAAAGATGTACCACTTACAAATACTATTTTTCTATCATCGTAATCAACTAAATAATCTGTACCACTTGCTGGTATTTGATTAAATCCAAATACTCCACCTCTTTGAATTGTTGCTGTAGTAATTGGACTACCTAATAGTACTTGTGTAGCGTGTGGTTTATATGCTAAAGTAAATACTGAACCTACTCCATCTTGAAAATGTTCTTCACGAGTTCCATCCATATACCTTTCACCATATACCCAGACCTCATTAAAAACTTCATCTCTCCTTTCATTGATATCTGCGTGTGTTACATTACCACTTCCAAATGTTTGATTAGATGAAACAGTACTCTTCTCTTCAAAGTGTAAGTCTTTATCATTGTCTACATAAAAAGTATATTGTGCTAAGTCTGATAATCTTTTAACTCCATCAAATACTGGCTTCTGATTGAATGCTATTCTATCTATAGTGGTCGGTGAATCACTTACATTATTAGTAGTAATATCATCTGTGTACTTAGAAATAACATCTTTAACTATTGAACCTGCTGGAAGACTTGTATATACTTCAGGCAATATGTTTCTATCAATTAATCTTGCAGTATAATCACGTCCACTTAATCTCATTCTCTCATTATTTGGTCTACTTGGATAGTCGATGTTTTCAAGTATACCTGTAAAGATTAAAGAACCAGGAGGATTATTATCTTTGTCTGCATAGATAGTTACTTCATCACCTAAATTCCAAGTACCAGTATTCATCCCATGTCTATTATCTACATCAGCATTAAAATTTGAAGAGAAATTATCATCACCTACTCTTTTCTTTACAACTAATCTAGTAACTTCATTAACTAAACTACCAGCTATTTTAATGTTAGAATATATCGTCATACATTAATCCCAGTATTTAGCTCAAATTTAAGTGCTCTTGCTACTTCTTCTGGGTCTAATCCATTAACATTCTCTATATTAATTTCTACTCCACCACCACGTCTAGCTTGTTCTTTTGAAAACTCTGATTGAAACTCTCCAAACTTCTCACCTGGTGCTGATGTTTTATATGCTCCTGGATTGAATATGTCTTGCTCTCCAGTTTTTTGATTTGTAATTAACATCATTCCTTGTAAATCTCTTACTAGTTGTTCTTGTTTAGTTAATTCTTTTGTTACTTCTTCTGATCCTGATCCTGACTCTTTAGTTGCTCCTGCTTGTATTGAATAGAACTCTGTTAAATCATTTCTTATTTTTGATTGTGCTTCTAGTTTATCATGTATTGCACTTGTTAATCCTAATTCATTTCCTTGTGCTATTGCACTTAATTCTCTTTCGTGTTTTAATTTTTCTTGTAGTTTAGTAATATCTACAAGTTCTGCTTTAACATTTCCAAAGTCTACATTTTTTATATCCTTTATTTCTCCTAAACCTAACTTTCTAGCAATAGAATTATATGCACCAATGAATTTATTTAATAGGGAAATAACTGCATTAATACCTGATTCAAATCCACTTATTATTCCATTCCACATACCTTTAAATGCATTACCCATACCAGCAGTAATAACTTGAGATTGATCTTCTAACCATCTGAATAAACCAGCAACGGCTACTACTCCTTTTATAACCCTTATCTTTGCATTCAAAAACATTATCTTAAACACTTGTGGTAGTTGTCCTATGATAGCTAATGCACCTCCAATGAAGTCACCTATGGCTGAACCACTTTCTTCTAGACTCAAATTGAATCCACCTAGTGCAGATACTAATCCTTCAGTAATACCCATACCCATTGAGACCATGGCATCATCCCATTCAGCTGCGAACTGTTGAATCTTAACACCCATATCTTCTACTATTACTCCACCCAAATCTCTTGCCTTCTCATTTAATGAATCTATAGCTGCATTCTGAAATGCTATCTTCTTTTCTGCTTCAGTTAACTCACTTGATACCTTACCAATACTTGCTGCGTAATTATCATAAGCTACTTCTGCCTTAACTATAATACCCAAATTATCTAGAATTAGTTTGGACTGTCTACCTATACCTAATGTAATATCTTCAATCGCTTGTGATGTGGTACGTCCTGCGGCTGCTCCTACTATGGCTGCCTTCTCAAATAAGTCTGGTAGTTTGTTTTGTTCAATACCTAAAAGTAAAGCTTTATTGGCAGAACCCATTAATTCGAAATTAGAAATAGTTCCCTTAGTAACTCTCTTAAGGGTCTTTAGAAAGTTTTCTGAATCCTTTGATAGATTATTAAAACCTCTTTCAATAGGTATCATGGCTATTGCAGACTTAGTTGCTGAAAAAGCTAATGCACCCATTGCTACTGTTGCGGCTGCCAATGCTCCTGCAGCTACGTTTGCTGATTTTTGAAAACCAGTTAGTTGAGTATTAGCTTTCTTAAATTCAGCACTATATTTATCATATGCCTTAATAGTAATAGCTACTACTGCTCCTCCTGTTGCTCCACTTAAAAATCCACTTACCATTTTTTCTTATTTTTTCTCATTGCTTTCTTGTGGTCTCTATCCTTCCTCTGGATATACTGTATAACAGCTTGATATTCTCTAGAAGATAAGTTCTTGACATCTTCGAATGTCCAATGAAAAGTTTCACAAATAACTAATTCATTCCTTATTCTACTAGAGGTTTCTGAAAATCTGCGAACCCGTTAACTTTATTAATAGCTTGTTGAATTTCTAATCCATCCTTCATACCTAATTCATTAAACTCTTCTTCAGTCATACCAGTACATAAAATAATCATTTTCTTAGAACTTTCTCCTTGAGAGAGTTCAGAAAAATCTATCATATCTTTGTACTTAAGTTCTTTGATTTCAAATTCCTTATTTCCAACTGTTACTTTTTCCATATTGACCTCCTTTCACTACCATTGAATACCATCGTGATACAATCCACTTACGAATGCATTATTGTATTCTATTAAGTTAATTGAACCAGCTCCTATTTCTATAGTTGTTTCGGTCAGACCTTCATTAGTACTTGGAACTTCCATTGTTCTAATCCAACATCCACTTAAATTAAATGTTGCGTGTTTAGATCCAATTGTAGGTTGATCACCGTTCATATCAAATTCAAAATTGAATTTACTACCTGTGTTCTTGTAGTCGTGATATAACATATCTGCATAGTCTGCATCTAAATCTGCTGTTACACTTATTGTAATATCTCTGTTTCCAGTAGATGGTGCAACTGCTTCTCTTGATCCATTTAGATAATGCATTCCTTCACGATTGTTATTCACAGATAATTCAACTGATTTAACAGTAGTTAATCCACTCTTAGATCCGTCTATGTCAACGAAGTTTGCACTACAGTCACTCCATAGATAAGGTCTTGGTGTTAGTTCAATTACAGTAGTAGTTGTACCACTTGAATGAGCTAATCCTTGTCCTATATAATCTACTGCTAAAGTAACTTTTTCTCCTTGAGCTGCATTTAACGTAACTGTATTTGGTACAGCTCCATTAACTGTTCTAATAAAGTTTCTTCCTGTTCCTGGTGCTTGTTTTGAGTCTTCTATAGTAAAGCTTATCGGGTTGTTTAATTGTCCAGTTCCACTTGTAAATGGACTTTGTTCAATACTTGTTGGGATCATTGTTGCATATCCTTCATTAACTGATGAAGTTGTTCCACTCTCGGAATAAATACTTCCAATAGCGAATGCCATCATCTGCATGTTCTGTGCATTAAAAGTTAATGTACCTGTTACATCTTTAGGTCCTAACTCAATCATATCTACTGATCTTTGACCTGTTCCTAAATATCTATTCTCTAGAATATTATCAGCATCATCAATAGAATGTTCTGTTACTTGTCCTACCCAGAATACACCTGATCCACCACCGTAAACTGCTCCATAGGTTCCACTCTCGTAAATTCCTAGTACTTTGTTTTGGTCGCTTGTATATCTTGCCATGTTTTACCTCCTTTCAGTTATCCAAAAAATTTGTATTGGATTGTTATAACTCTTGATTTAATTCCTTTCTCTCCATCTTCTACCACTTCAACGGCACTCAATAATTGAAAATCATGTATCTCTGCATCTATAGAACCACTTGCTATGTATTGTATGTCTGCTAATCTATCTATAGCACTTTGACTAATTTGATCTTTCTCTTTCTCATTACGACCCCATACTCTTACTTCAATAGGTACAGTCATATCCATTGCACTTGTTTGCATACCTGCTCTAGTAGCTTCTATGTTAGTTATTCTAAGTGTTATTATAGGATAGTTAGCTGGTCTTTGTGGATAAGAAGTCATTACGAATTTAGATTTAGCTGAACGTTTAGAAGTAAGTGGATCTGTTATATTTGCAGTTAGATCTGTTTTTAAGAAGTATAAAATATCTGCTATTATTGTTTCTCTTGTAGTTACCATCGCTTTGGTTGTTTGTAACTCGCTTGTTACATTAGTTTAAGGTTATTTACATTTATATAATATAAGTAGATAGGTATATACTATATTGTATCTATCTCCCTTTGTATTATTTGTGCTATCTTTTGTTTACTACGATCCTTTGAATTATTAAAATGACGTCTTGACTTTATTCTACTAGTACCATGCTCAAGATGTTTACTATAAGCAAGGTTTGAGAATATTTGTGCTGATGTTTTTTGTACTGCCATGTCTACTGAATTAAGAAAACGACCTGTATCTACTGAAGTAGGTTCTGGTCTACGTCCTGCAATACTTGATTTAACTTCACCTTGTAAGAATAATGCTGCTTTGTTTAAACCAATTACTTCCTTTACATCTATTTTAAGTTTTTTATTCTTAAGAAATCTTCTTGTACTTTCTACACCTGATATTTCTACACTAGTGCTCATTCTCCAAATAGACTACCTGGACCCGTTAACTGTCTTAGATAGATCTTCCTATAGATTGATTGATCGCTTACACGAGCAGTATTAATTCCATCTGCTATTATTCCATACTCTGCATGTATTGGAGATCCTATTCCTACTCTAGCACATAATTCAGATCCAGTAATAATTATACTTCCATGCATAAACATCTTAATGTCTCCATCTATTAGCTTACCTTGTTCTACTAGTAAACTATCGTCAGATCCTCTTATATCATTAATAGGTAGTTGTATACCAGAGGTCCATGTCTCAGTATTAACTGTTAAAGATACATCGTCATCCCATACAGAACCTATTGTACTTGTAAAATTAGTTACTCTTACCCTAGTTCCAGCTAAGTTTATCAATCTATCTACACCTGCTGCTAATCTATTTTTTAACATTTTTAACTTAAACTCTTTCCGACTATATAACTTCTACCTAGACTTCTTAATTTCATTTCAGCCAACATCCTATACTGTGATGCACTCATTGCTTCACCAGTTTCTTCAATAGAAAGTTCTGCCAATTTAATTTTTTCTCCACCACTTTGTGCATTAAGTAAATCCACAATGTCAGCTTTAGAAAAGTCTACGATAGCTGGTTGATACTTGTCTTCTATTGAATTAGATCCAATAGACTGACCAGTGTAATTAGCTACGTGTTGCCTTGCCATGTCCACAATAGGAACTAAGTTACCACTCATTCCAACAGGTATTGTACCTATTGAATTATAGAGATACGTTGCTATACTTCCAATTGTGCTTAATGTTTCTGCCATTATAAATTCCATACTGAGTAATCTTTTGCATTCTGATTAATGTAATACCCAACTGTTACTACACAATAGTTACTCAACTCTTTAATTACTTCAAGGTTTGCTCCTTCCCAAAAGGATAAACCGTTATTGAAGGAGAAATGATTTGTTCCTTCTTTTACTTCTAAAAATATTTTTGAGTTCTGTCCATCATTGATTCTAAAGATTAGACGACCTCCTGTATTACTTATGAGTAGATCTGTTATCACAATGCCGTTATTCGTCTCTATGAGCCTCTGGGTAGAACTCTCTAGTATGTTAAAGACCTTCACTTTCTTGTCTCTTATTAATTCACCTGCCATTAGCAATGTTCATGCATTAGCAAATTCCAATCTACACTTAAAGGTCTATTTGCTAAATTATTTACTTGTAA